CCCCCCCCCACGCTATTAGTGTGAAAGAAAACTCCAGAATCATTAGCGTCTGACCATTGAGATCTGTTCGAATGTGGATTGCCACTACCATTAGAATGATAACGTAAATTTATAGAATGATTGTGACTTGGCATTTCATCTGTAGTAAGAGTATGTTTTTCTTCGCCACCAGTTTGTCCGCAAGCATAATTCTCTCCTGCCGCAAATAAAAATTTAGCAGTTATTTGTTTCCAAGATCCGCCTACGATAGAAGCAGGAGATGTGCTTTTAGTAGATTGATAAATTGAGCCTATTGGATAAACGACTTCCAATAGGTTAATCCAATTCGACATAAGATTATCCTTTCCTGGATAATCTGTATTATTTATATCTTCAAAGATTTAAAAAGTTCTATAGTAAATATTCACAGCAATATATCTTGGCATGTTATTATGAGCTTGACCATCTCCAGTATACCCTGCGTTACGCATACCTGTATAAATATTACCATTGCCCCACGATCCAGTCATACCGCTAACTTGCGGACCGCTAGCGACCAGCGGCCAATTACCATTAAACGAGTGAGTGTGACTTGGCATCTCTCCAACAGTAAGTGTATGCGTATTTTCTCCACCTGTTGATAATACATTGTAACTTTCACCAGCAGCCATTAGAAAAGTTCCAGGCTCTATTTGTGACCAAGAACCACCAATACTTGAAGCTGGGGAAGTTGAGGATGTTGTCATATAGATTGAGCCTACTGGGTAAATTAAATCTAAATAAGTATTCCAATCAGCAGAGTCTTTGATATAAATATTACCAAGTGTTACAGCCATGCTATAACACCTCGCTTATTTTCAGGCAGTTCGATACCAGACAGCCACAGTGAAGTGATAGGGAATGAAGTCGTTGCCCCCCCCCGAGGAATTGGTAGAACCTGTCCCAGGGACGTGCTGCTGCAAATTAATATCTCTTAAAGCACTCCACATATAGGAAGTATTGCTTTGTAGAGAGCCTGAATCAATACCTAATGACTTTGCAGAATGGCTATGACTTGGCATTTGACTAACAGTTATGCGATAACTTCCATTATAATTTTTAATATCACCCATCTTATCCCCTGTAGCTCCTAGCAAAGCATTCTCGATCTGAGTCCAAGATCCTCCGATAACAGAAGCAGGAGAAGTGTAATTAGTAGAAAAATATAGAGAACCTACAGGATAAAACATATCTAATATATTTATCCAATTAGCCATGTAAATACACCTCATAAATCTTATTTTCTATAAAATTATATCTAAAATTATAAGGTGTTAGGCTATTGCCCCCCCCAAGAACCATTAAGTCCTTACTTTTCTTTAACATATCATAGAACTCCTTTTCTCTCGTGTCATTAATAAATAACCTAAATATAATAAAAAAGGGCAAATTATTGTAATAATAATATGCCCTTTATCCAAAGTTCTAAATTTTTACCCAAATTTTAACGTGAGCTTCTGTTGGTTCCTCTGCTCCAATATAGACAGTGCCTACGTCGTCTGCTAATTTACCATTGGTAACAGCTTTGTCAGCAATAGTAGTTGCCAAATTAGCAGTTCCATCTGCGTTTAAATTTACTGAACCAGTAACATTTCCAGTAAGATTTAAAGTTTTATTCAATCTATTTGCGGTAGTAGCAGTAGTAGCATTTCCATTAACACTACCTGTGACATTTCCTGTTAAATTTCCTGTAAAAGTAGTAGCATAAACATTGCTCCATTTTAAACTACTTGTTCCTAAAGTGTAAGTGTTATTCGCACTTGGCGCAATTTGTCTAGAGCTAAGATTGCCTGTTAATGTTCCTCCAGTAAGAGCTAAGGCTCCAATATTTGCAGGAGTAATATTTACGTTTCCTACTCGATAGGTGCTTTCCGCATTGCCTTTAACGCCTGTGACTTCACCAGCTACTTGCCACGTTCCATCTCCACGTAGGAACTTTAAATTATTTCCTGCTGCTGGAGCTGGAACAAGACCTGTACTTCCTGCTGCACTTGCAGTAGCTCCTTTAAATACTGAATAGGTAGTATCAGTAAATACAGCATTTGACGGTACCGATTTATCTATGGTATAATTTATTTGAGTAATATTACCATTGTTTAAGTATACAGGCCTATTAGTTGCTCCTATTGTAGAAGATGATTGAGTTAAAACACCATCTGCCATATAAATAAGACGTATACCAGAGCCGATATTCGCAGTTGAAGCAGTAAGAGTACCGCCAGTCAAGTATATGGGTTTTGTATTTGAACCAACTGTTGAATTAGAAGCGGTAGGAGAGCCACCGTTTAAATAGATTGGTTTAACTCCGCTACCAATAGTCGATGTACCTAACTTAGTTGCTACATTTGCTGTATCTGAAGATGTTGCATGTTCTGCTTCTTCTGCATTTAGAGCATTTGTTGCGGTACCTGCCGCATATTCCACATAATTGCTTGTGCTACTAGGATCTCCAATAACACTATACATGACATTTGGAGCTACTCCAGTTACTCTAATTGTGTCACCAATATCAAAAGGTTTAGAGCCACTTGCCGCACCTGACCAAGCACTAACCGCTGCACTAATAGAAGAATAAGAAACTACTCTTTCTAAAGCTCCTTGCGGGATTACGCTTAACGGTAATGTCCCAACAGTCACCTTAGAGGCATCTACCTCATTTACCGTAATAGTAATTGCTGAATTGCCTTTAAAATTTACAGAGCTACTAGCGGTTGCATTGCCAATTTTAACAGCAATGCCCGCACCAGGAGTTAAAGCGCTTGCAGTAGACGCATTACCTTGCAAATTTCCTTTAAAATACTGACCGCTTGGAACAGTGATCCCTGAATTAGCAGTTAAAGCTCCGCTGAAAGTTACATTACTTTTAACTGTTTGAGCTGAACTCGTTGTTTTGTCCAATTTATTGTTCGCATTATCTTGGACTTTCTTCACTGCTGTTGGTGTCGCGGCAGTCACTCCTGTAGCAGCAGTTTCCGTTCCATCCACCGCATCAGATAGATATACATCACCGAGAACGC